TGGCTAATAAGCCCACTCAAATTTACATAGGTAACCGTATGCACGTATTAAAATTTAGGGATGCAGTAGTGTATAAAGTGAACTGCATAACCGACCAGTGGCTATTAAGCCATACTGATGACAATGCCAGCTTTGACATTGACAGTAACCCATTGGATTACTTAGACATGCTCACAATCGAACTAGACAAAGAGTTCCAACCCTAACATAAGGACATACAAATGAAGACAGCAGAGCCGCAGTACCTTGCGCTACTAGCTAAGCTAGTGAAGCAGGCTAAGGCTAACAAGCCCACACAGGAGCGTACAGGTACAGGTATGTGGTGCCGTTTTGGTGACACTATAAAGTTTGATACAACTAACCAGCAAGGGCAGCGTACAGTGCCTATGTTTAGCAGTAAGCATATGTCTTTTGACTTTGTTGTAGCTGAGTTGCTTTGGTTCTTGTCAGGCAGTACAAACGTTAACGACCTACCACCTAAATGGCAGCACTTGTGGCGGCCATGGGCAGGGGCTGACGGTGAACTAGGCCCAACATACGGCTACCAGTTTAGAGCAGGTACAGACGCATTTATGACCCTGTTACGCGGGTTATTGACTAACCCTGAATCTCGCAGGCATGTATTAGCACTCTGGGCTAATGCTGACGTAAGTCAGTGTAAGCTACCGCCTTGCCATGGTACTGTTATACAGTTCCACGTAGACAATGGCACACTGCATATGCTAACGCACCAACGTAGCGCTGACATATTCCTTGGTGTACCTTACAACCTATGCAGCTATACATTACTACTACACATAGTGGCTAATGCACTAGGGTTAAATTCAGGCAGGGTTATCTATCATTTCGGTAACTTGCACTTGTATGCTAACCACCTTGATGCAGCTAAGGAGCAGTTGAGCAGGGCGACAGCCTGGTCAAGCTTTATAGCAAGGCCTACGTACAAAGTTGCAATGCCACCTGTGCTTGACATGCAGCAAATACGGTTCGAGTATTTTGACTTAGATAACTTTAGGTTAGATGCTACACTTTTTAACTTGACAGCGTATAGTACAGGTACTAAGATTCCTGCACCAGTCGCAATATAAGGTGGTTTATGTACAACTTTGGAATGTGTTGTGGAGTGGTGTTGTTGTGTTTGTGGTTGGTTTTTATTGTGGCGTTAAAGTTCGAGCTAGGCGAAGAGTTCTTTTTATTAATAACTTTTGTCAGCTATAGTTTAATTGCTGTATTTTGGTTTAATTTTATTAGGAGATTGTAGTATGTTGGTTATAGAAGCGTTGGCAAGTAATGGGTTAGGTTTTAAGGCAGGCGGCGTTTGGTATAACGTACCAAGGGGAACCTTTATACCACCTAAAGGCTCAACAGTTGAAGGGCAAATTACACAAGGTATTGCCAAGAACGGGGCACCCCGGTACGAAGTTACTGGCCTGCACGCAGTTGGTTATGCACAGCCAGCACAGCAACCAATACAGCAAGCGCATGCACCAGTAGTACAACAGCAGGCTTATGCTGCACCTGCAACACCTCCAACACCTGCCGCACCGCCTGCACCTGCTTACAAGCCTAATAGCTATAACAGTGGGCGCGGTGATCATGACACGACGGCAGAGCAGAAGCTTAGATACAATGCCCTAACACTAGCTGTAGCCTTTGATAAAGGGGGTAGCGTTGACAGTATGATATCAGTGGCAGGGCAGTTGTATGACGTAATTAAAGACGGCTTTATACCTGCAACTGTACCTATACAGCAAGCAGCAGTACAGCAAGTTATTGCAAAGCCTAAGCCTGCACCAGCTGCTAAAGCTGCGGCATACAGTGCTTACCAACAGCCTAGCTTTGAAGCTGATGACCTACCGTTCGAGCAATAGCATTAATGGCAGTGCTGCACACAGGGCACTGCCTGCCATTTTAATTATTAATCGAGGGCAGCTTATGCTTAAGGCAGGAAGGGTCTGTAACGTGTGCACAACCGAACTGGCGGATGGCAACTGGTACAAAAGTTTGCAGCGAGCTTGCACATATCTCTGCAACACTTGCAATGCAAACAGGTCAAGGCAATGGGCAGCTAATAACCCTGCAAAACTAAAAGAGACGCATAGGAAAACAAAGCTTAAAACGAAGTACGGCATCTCTATAGAAGAGTACGAAACGATGCATATTAAGCAAAATGGCAGGTGTTTCCTTTGTGAGAGCGAGAGTGAACGTAGGCCTTTAAACGTGGATCATTGCCACAAGACGGGGAAAGTCAGGAAACTCTTGTGCGACAAGTGTAATTTAGCTCTAGGGTTGGTGGGTGATTCAGTAGAACTTCTAGAAAACTTTATAAGGTATTTAAAATGAAAATATTACTAGTAGACATCGAAACCGCACCCAATATCGCGCATGTTTGGGGGCTTTTCCAACAGAATGTAGGGCTTGCACAGCTTATTAATAGCGGTTATATATTGTGCTGGTCAGCTAAATGGCTTGGCAGCAAGCAGGTTGAGTACATGGACAATAATAGCAGCAAACACGCTTTAATGATAAAGCGTATACATACGCTATTATCTGAAGCAGATGCAGTGGTGCACTACAATGGAAAAAAGTTTGACATTCCAACTTTGAACAAAGAGTTCTTACAGCTAGGCCTCCCGCCAGCAAAGCCATTCAAACAGATAGATTTGTACCAAGTAGTGAAGCGTAATTTCAGGCTACCCAGTAACAAGCTTGAGTACGTAGCACGCATGCTAGGCTTGAAGGGTAAAGTCAAGCATACAGGCCATGATTTGTGGGTGCGTTGCATGGCAGGTGATAAAGCTGCATGGCGTATGATGCAGCGATATAACAAGCAGGACACACAACTACTTGAGCAGGTATACAATAAGTTACTGCCTTGGTTGCATGGTGTAAACCTGTCAACACTAAGTAATTCAATGTGCTGCCCAACCTGTGGTACACAAAATTACAAAGAGAAGGGGTTTTATTACACAGAATCACGTAAATACACCTTGTATAACTGTAACAAGTGCTACACTTGGTTTAGACATAGACAATCAGAGCGTTTAAATCAAAGCAGACACACGAGGGTACAATTATGACAGGAACAAATAAGGAGAACATCACAACCCTAACAAAAGTTAGGGCTGCCGCTACCATCACACCTAACATTGGTGTGGAGATTTTATACAGGGACACTAACAAAACAAGTAACACTTTAGTAATTGACGGGCACGTTGAGGTAACTTACGATACCTACCTGCTTGAAGGTATGCCTTACTTTGAGGCAGCAGTTGTTGACGCCACCGACAGGCAGCATGTTTACGCAAGGCTGCCACTTACAGGCATTAGGCTTATTAGATTTTTATACAAGAAAGAGGGGTAGTTATGCAGATGTTTGAATTTATAGAAGCAAGTAACCAGCTACAGACTGTGAAGGCCGTACAGGCCTGCTTAGAAGAGGAGCTAGGGGAGTTGCAGGTCGAGTTGCTCACCCAACCGCATAGCCCTGCATGGCTTATTAAAGAGCTTGCTGACGTAATTTGGTGTGCAACTGCAATGATGGAGAAGTTGGGGTATGATTCTGAGAGGGTTATGCAACTGCTTGCTACTAATAATGCAAGCAAGGTTTATCTATCACTAGAAGTTGCAAGTGACGACATGTATAACCACCATAAACTTAATTGTGGTATAGAGCCTTTTGGTGAGGGGAGTATGTTTGTTGTGGTGAATCCTAACGCAAAAATACAAAAACCTGCTGGGTTCATCGAGCTTACACATACAGATATAGACAATTGCAAATATTAAGGGGTGATTTATGACCACAGACAATAGAGACGGAAAGCTGAGTAGTAAATGTGCACACATGTTACCCAACGGGACAGCCCTAACTACAGGGGGTTATACTGAGCATCCAGCAGGCAAGAAGTATGACTCAGGCAAGTTGCGCTACAGCTTACTGCCTAAAGGGGCTTTAGAGGCAATCGTGCAAGTGCTCGAACATGGGGCAACTAAGTACGCGCCTAATAACTGGCAATTAGTGGACAATGCAGAGGACAGGTATTACGATGCGCTTATGCGGCACTTGGCCTGGTACAGGTCAGGGGAGTCTTTTGACAGAGATTCAGGATTGCCACACCTTGCGCATGTAATGTGTAATGCGGCATTTCTACTGTGGTTTGAGCAGCAACGCTGCAAGGGGACAGAATGAATAGACAAAGCAGGCTACCGTGCCCTAAGTGCGGTAGCAGTGATGCAGTGACTGTCTATGGTGAGGATAAAGGGGCTTACTGTTTTAGTTGTAAGCAATCGGTTAAAGTAGGCACTAATTATGAGGGTAAGAAAGTGACCAGCAATTATGACGGGTTAACCGTCGATATCATACAGGCAGCACCATTCGCTGACCTAAAACACAGGGCTATACCTGCACATATAGCAAAGCAGTTCAGTGTAAAGCAACTTTGCAACCCACGCACAGGGGCTGTAGACCAGGTTGCCTACCCATTCTTTAGTGAGAATGGGGCACTGCGAGGTTACAAGGTTAAGCATATTAATGACAAAGACCGTACATATGTCGTCGGTAAACTTGACACAGGTTTCGGTAATGACCAGTTGAAGCGCGGCAAGTTCGTTATCGTCACCGAAGGTGAGGAAGATTGCCTTGCAGCTAAGTACATGCTGGAACAGTGCGGTAAAGATTATAATGTTGTGTCTATAGCAGACGGTGCAAGCACAGGCGGTGTTAGTAAGAACACGTCAGCGCTAATGCAGCTGCTGGCAAAGCAGTATGCAGTAATATGCCTTTGCTTTGACATGGACTTAGTTGGGCGGTCTTATGCTAATGCAGTTGCAAAACGCTACAGCCCTATTGCTGAATTACGCATAATGTCATGGGATAACATTAAAGGTAACAACAAGGACGCTAATGACTTATTGAAGCAAGGCAAGCACCAAGTATTTTTTGACGCTGTTAACAAAGCGAAGAAGTACCAGCTAGACAGCGCACTGTATAGTGATGACATTGCAGGCTGCTATGAGCCGATTAAAGAAGGTGTAAAAGTCCCCAGCTTCCCTTGCCTTAATAGTATTACCAAAGGCTTTAGAGGTGGTGAGATTGTGATAATAACAGCACTGCCTGGTGGCGGTAAGACTACTTTTATGCGCCAGATTGAGTATGACTTTCTTATGCAAGATAAGAAGATCGGCTTTATACACCTTGAAGAAACAGTTACCAAGACTAAGCAAGGTATGCTTGCACTTGCAGGTAAAATGCCTTTATGGGCATGGCGTCAAAACCCACCAGCACGTGGCACTATACCTGCTGTTGATGAAATGGAGCGCAAGCTTAAGGAAGGTGGCAGCCTTTTCATACCTGAAGATACCAAGTTCACCTTGGAAGGTATTAAAGATACGTTACGCTACCTGGTTGACGTTGAGAAGTGCGATGCGATTGTCCTTGACCCTATAAGTTACCTGGTAAATGATAACGGCAAAGATGAAGGTGAAAGACAGTTCATTGATGACTTTATGTCAAGTCTTAGAGAGTTTAAAAGTGGCAGTTGCACTATATTTGTTGTCGTACACATGAAGAAGCGTGACATGGTGCCACCAAGATGGCAGAAGAAGAAGGAAGACGATGAACCACCACCACCTTTCTTTGAGCCAATAGCTCAGTCAGATTTGCGGGGCAGCGCTGCTTATGCTATGGTGTCGCACATTATTGTAGCTTTAAGCCCGCTGATTACACCAGGGCAGCAGACCAGCAATAGGGTTACACGCATAAGCGTAATCAAGAATAGGGAAGTGGGCTTAGAAGGCACGGCTGACCACATAACTGTATGCCCTAATACAGGCCATATGGTATTAACAACCGACCCAACTTGAGGTATTTATGAAGATATACACAGACAAAGATGTAGCAGGAATGTTAATGAGTGCGATAGCACAAACCAGGCGGGATTGTCTTAAAGAGGCTGCTATTATAGCAGTGAATGCTATGGCCATGGCGTATGAGTACCGAAATGCTAAGGACCTGTTAGAGGGGTTAGATGCAGAGCTTGCTAGGAAGATAGCCTTACAAGCCCTGGAAGACTACAACTTCGCCGACTGGGTTAGTAGGGATTTCGTGGAATACTTAGTAGAGTCAGACCTTCCAACAGCAGCAATACCGGCTTTCCTGGCTTACCGTGACCGTGGTAAGTTACCTTAGATCCACTTAAAAGGTTAATACTGCATGTACATACACATTGACGCGGACAGCATGCTCTATAAAGCAGCAGGGTCTTTACAGCAAACAGTACACACAGCGCCTGACGGCAGTGTGTACGACAGTCTGCCTGACCTATTAGCAGCAGGACATACTGAGCACACCAGGCAGGTTGTGCTCAAAGAGCCTGAAGAGCAGGCTCTCGAATCTGCTATGTCTATTATAAAGCAGCTGATAAGTTCTATACACAAAAATGTAGCAAAGCTATGGCCCTGTGATGACTACGTAACTAAAACTTACATATCTAGCAGCACAAACTTCAGGTTAGGCATATGTCCGAAATACAAAGCAAACAGAACGCAGCCTAAGCCTTTACTACTTAAAGATCTAAAGCAGTGGTTTTTACACCGTTACGCACCTATCATAATGGAAGGGTATGAAGCGGATGACGTGTGCAGCAGTGCGCATGTCACCTGTCAGCGTGCAGGCGTTGACTCTGTACTTGTGCATATTGATAAAGACCTTGATACAGTAGTTGGCACGCACTACAACCCTGATAAGAAACTTGCCTATACAATTACGCCAGCCCAAGCTTTGCTTAACTACTACAGGCAGGTATTAATGGGTGACGCCACTGATAATGTAATTGGTATTAAAGGGGTAGGCCCTGCAAAGACAGCAAAGGTATTGCCTTTGGATCTCGCTGATACACACTGTAACAAAAAGCTACAAAAGTACCTGGACAGCACAGTCAAAGAGTACTATATTTCTTCAGGTAGGTTAGCAGACTTTGCTAAGAACAAACAGTTACTTAAAATGATCACAGACTTAGAGGTCTCATTATGACAAAACACTATTTAAAAGCGCTAAAGTGCAGGATGCACGGGAAAGCAATGGCATGCGAGCTAGCAGGTTGGCTAACAGGCAAAGACTTGTATAGCTTAGACTGCTATGACCTTGCCCAGATGCTGTGGGATATTTTTGTACCTTCTCAAGATGACACTGAGCTGCTTAAGCTTAAGCAGATATTACTAATGAAGTGCGAGAAGTCAGCAATATGGGATAAAGAACTTTGCATGGCTATGCTGGCTATAATTTGCTCTAAACACAACTTTGAAATCGAGGCCGTTTAACGTGATTGACTTATTTACTGACACTAACAACCGTGCCTACGTGCACACCCCAGAGCTTGAGCAAGCCTTGGTATTTGAAAAGCAACAGCTTGACTTCAATTGGCGTGCAGATGAAATGCTTGTTGAACAAGACAAGCACGCTGTACTGACTGACACCACACCAGCAGAAAAGCATGCACTGCTTACGATACTTAAGACATTCACACACTATGAAGTACGTGCAGGCGGGGATTACTGGCTAGGTAGGGTGCTAAATACATTTGCACCACTTGAAATAAAACGCATGGCAACTATGTTTGGCTTTATGGAAACATGCGTGCATGCACCGTTCTATGACACTGTTAATAAAGTAATGTTTGTTAATGATGCTGCATTTTATAATGAGTACCTGAAAGACCCTGTACTAGCAGAGCATATGGCTTTTGTTGATGAAGCAGCAACAGGCAATGACTTACTACTTAGCTTAGCGACTTTCAGTATGATTGAAGGCGCTGCTTTATACAGTGCTTTTGCTGTACTTAAAGCTTTCAGGTCGAATGGGTATAATAAGATGCCAGCCATTGCTAATGGTGTTAATTTCAGTGAGCGGGATGAAGCATTACATAGTGCAGGTGGTGCATGGCTATACCATGTAACACGCAAGTATGGTAAGCAAGCACAAGGTAGCAACTGGCTTGAAGACAAGCTTTACCCTGCTGTGCGTAAGCTTGTAGCCCACGAAGATCACATTATTAACTTAGTATTTGAGCACGGTGAATTTTGTGGTGTTAACAAGATCGACATGCAAACCTGGGTGAGGGAACGTGTTAACCACTGCTTAAAACAATTGCACCTGCCACGCATGTATGATATAAATCGCAGCCAGATTAGCGGCTGGTTCGAGCAGTCTACACAAGGCTTAACATTAGTCGACTTTTTTGACACAATACCTAAATACCAAAAAGGGTATTCTTTAGAAGGTTTTAACTTTTATGACTTAGTGAGGGTATAGCAGTGAGTAAGTACGACATATATTCAGAGCGTCGCAAGGCGGCACAAGCACGTAAAACAGTGCCCATGTGGATGACAACAGCAGGGTATCAGTTGCTATACAACAAGAATTACCTAGAGACAGACGAGACGCCTAAAGACAGGTTCCAGGCTGTCGCGGCTGTATTGTCACAGCCTAAGTACAGCATTTTATCTATCACACAAGATCGGGTATTTGACCTGCTTTGGAATGGTTGGCTGTCTTTACCAACACCCGCACTTACCAGCATAGGCAAGGCCAACAAAGGCATGCCTGTTAGTTGCACAGGCAACTATGTACAAGACAGTGTTAGCGGCTTTTTCAGTGCAGCAAAAGAAATAGCTCAGCTAACTAAAGAAGGGTTCGGCACCAGTTCAGACCTGTCTGACATCAGACCACGAGGGACACTAGTTTCTAACGGCCTAAAAGCAGCAGGCGTACTGCCTGTTGTAGAACTTATAAACAAGACTACTAGTATGGTAAGTCAAGGGAAAAACCGAGCAGGTGCATGGGCAGGCTATTTAACATTTGAGCACGGTGACTTCTATGAATACTGCCAGCACATTACACACAACCCTAAAGAGAATGCAGGCTTTATCTTAACAGATAAATTCATGCAAACCGTTCGCAACAACGATGCAGACGCTATGCGTCGCTTACAGACGTGGGCGAAGCTAAGAGCAGAAACAGGCACAGGCTACTTGATAAAGCGTGACTTAATTGAGCGCCGTTGGGCAGCACAGGGGCGGCCAGCAAATTTCAGGGCAAGTAATCTTTGTAATGAAATCCATTTGCCATCAGCGCCTGACTTGTCATTTACATGCGTACTGTCTAGCCTGAATCTAGCCAAGTATGACGAGTGGTGTAATCACCCAACAGTCTTGACTGATTCGTTTATTGTACTAAACGCAATAAACGAACTGTTCGTTGACCTTGCTACACAGAAAGGTTGGGGGAATGACATAGAGCTGTCCAGGACACTAAAGTTTGCCAAGGAATACCGTGCATTAGGTATGGGTGTTATGGGGTACCACACTTACTTGCAAAGCAAAAGTATACCATTCCATGCACAAGATCGTGTGAATAAGAGCATCTTTCACCGCATACAGCAGGCAGGTATTAGTGTTAGCCGTGCACTTGCACAACATACCGGTAAGGTTGCATTTGGTGACCAGTACAACTGGGCATTGTGCGCTGTAGCACCGACACTAAGTACCAGTTTGATCATGGGCGGCGTGTCAGGTGGTCTTGAACCTGTCTTCAGTAACGTTTACAGTCAGGAAATGGCAGGAGGTATTGTGTCACGCGTTAACCCTGTACCCCTAGACTTAATGAAAGAAAAGGGTATAAACAGCAAAGGCCTGATTGAAGATATTAATGCAAATAACGGCAGTATACAGCACTTAAAGCAGTTTACTGACCACGAAAAGCAAGTCTTCAAAACTGGCTACGAGATTGATCAGATGCAGATTGTCAGGCATGCAGGTATCAGGCAGCAGTATTTAGACCAAGGGCAGTCACTAAACCTATACAATTGTGGTGACCAAGCTTACTTGTCTAAAGTTCACAGCTATGCTATAAGTAATGACAATGTACTTGGCTTGTACTAT